GAAGTACAAATGACCAAAAGAAAATGGGGGCAACTATACAAAAAAGGTTGGCAAAGACACCAAGACTTTTGGAATAGAAGGTGGTGGATTAGATTTAAGTGGGATGCTGAATCTAATTTGCCATAACACTAAGCTAGAATACGTTTCTTCAATGTATTTTAGCGGCTGTTATCGAGTCATTTTAATGCTCGAAATTTAAACGAAACAAAATGTGCAAAGCTTACGTAAACAATAAATGCGACTGTAAAAACGGAACATGCTTTCTTTACGAATCGATTCAAGAGCCAACACCGAAGCGAATTGAACTAGATCAGCGTCCAAGTAATCGGTTCCCAAAATTATTTATTAACCAAAACAAAACAACATGACACTCAAACAAATAGCACTGCAAGCATTCAACGACATGCCTGACGACTTTTTTTCATCTATGCTAGTTGGACAAGCAAAGAAGATCGACATGAATAGACGCTACTCATTCGCGGACACATTCATGAGGAAGGTTAGGCAGCTTAGACAGGACGGGGTGATCAATTACAGAGTGACTGATTACAAAGAAGGACTTTATCAAAAACTAAACGTAACGATATTATGAATTTAAAAGAAGCGATAGCCGAAATTGAAAAGCGGTATAAGAGGGGGGATGTGATTTCGTGCCTAACCAATCGCGAAAGTCAAACTATGTATACGAATTTTCGAGACATAGAGGCTTTAGATACATCTGATGATATAGTGTGGATGAAAAATGGCAATGGGCTTGGCATAATCATTTACAATAAAAAATGGGCAGAACCAATCCGAGAAAAGAAAAGCCTTTGGGGCTTCTTCGAGTCGGTGAAAGATCAGTACCCGTATCTAGCGCACGATTATTTAAAGGAGTGCAGTGATGTTCCCTATATGAATACGGACAAGGGGGGGATGTTAGTGTGTTTTCATTGGAATAGTTCACCTCAAGGGTATGAGTATTGGGACAACATTAACAGATTATATCTAGCCTACTTTAAAGAAGATTGAATATATTTGTGTAACCGTACCCGATTGGCTTCCCGTCATATTGGCTAACGGGTCATAAAACTACTCTCCGCCACGCAACCCCATTTATCAGCGTCACGGAGTTGTAACGAAGCCACCCAAAGCAAAGCGGAAAGACGCTATCTAGGGTGGTTTTTTTACCGCATGTATAATAATACTACCACTCGTGTAAATCAACACAACCAATGTCAGGTGTTTGCGTATATTTAAATATACAAAACGATAAAACTATGACAACTTCAGAGATTAACAACGAAAGAAACGAAAAAGGTGTATACTCAGACGGCAATGATGTTGCTGGCTGGTTTGCAATCTCAAGGGATAACATAAACTTAATTACATACTATGAGGATAAATATACCTTTTCTCAGAAAGAAGATGTAATCAGGAGATATACAGATAGAGGGTTTGCAATAAGGATAACTCAGCTTCAAAACAGAGGGTACTAAAATGATAAATCCACACCAATTTACAACTAATTGATAAAGAAATTACTTTTTGATCACATGAAGCCCCCCTTTAAATAGGGTGGTTTTTTTTATGGCTATTCTTTTGTAAATTTGATTATGAATGAAGATAAAGTTTTACAAAGATTTATGAAGGAACACTTTCCTTTTCGTGAACTAAAAGACGCGGGCTTCTTTACGCAAGAAATGAAAGGCGATTACCAATCGCAATCCGAAAGGGCACGCAAGTACTTTGGATATAAGACGGTGTACGAGTACGGGGCTAAAGAAGTGTCTTGTCATCTTTCTTTTGAAAAGGAGGAGGATAGATTATCGCTAACAAAAGATGGTGTTCACTCAGAACCATTCACCACTGTTACTTTAAGCATTTACTAACAAAGTTTGATTTAATTAATTAATCTATATTAATTATGGATGCAAGAAAAAACAACGGAGGACACAGCACTAAAGGCAAAGCGGGAAGACCTCCAAAAGCAGACGAAATAAAGCTAATCGAAACGATGGACGCGATAGCTGTACCCGTAACGGTATGGGCTGCGCTTTGGGATAAGTGCAGCGAGGGCGATGTACAAGCATTGAAAGCATGGCTGTCGTATAGATATGGAATGCCGCGCCAACAAGTAGACCACACCACGCAAGGCGACAAGATCACCGCACCACCTATTCAGTGGATCGATGCAGATACTGAATAGCTACAAGCCGTTATTTGTTAGACCTCCTGAGAATCGATATCAACTTATTACTGGAGGACGTGGTTCTGGTAAGTCGTTTATAGTATCGCTCTACTTGCTTAACCTCACCTATGAACCGAATAACATAATACTATTTACGCGTTGGACATTGGTGTCCGCTAACATTTCAATCATACCTGAGTTCATTGAAAAGATTGAAATGCTTAACGCGCACTTAGATTTTGAGATAACTCAAAACGAAATAATCAACAAGATTACAGGGTCAAAGATTCTGTTTAAAGGAATTAAGACTAGTCAAGGAACGGCCACTGCTAACCTCAAATCTATTGCGGGCGTGACTACATGGGTATTAGACGAAGCTGAAGAACTGGTAGACGAAGATATATTTGATCGCATAGACCTATCTATTAGATCGAAGCTACAACCGAACACGGTAATACTAGTGATGAATCCAAGCTTTAAAACGCACTGGATTTACCAGCGATTTGTAAAGGATAAGCGAAACGACACTACCTACATTCACACTACTTACAAAGACAATATTCATAACCTATCCGATTCGTTTGTAGACCAAGCCGAAAGCCTTAGAATCAACAACCTCCACAGATTCAACCATTTGTTTATGGGTGACTGGGTAGAAGATAGCGAGGGGCTACTATGGTCTAGGCCAATGATTGACAGGCTTAGGATAGATCAGAAGCCAGTACTAAACAGAACGGTTGTGGCCATTGACCCGTCAACCACTAATACATCAACAAGCGATGAAACGGGTATTACAGTTCAAGCCGTGGATGCTATCGGGAACGGGTACGTACTTGAAGATTTAAGCGGGCGGTATAGCCCTAACGATTGGGCAAAGGTAGCTGTTGAAGCTGTTAAGAGGCATAACGCAGATTGTATAGTAGCAGAAAAGAACCAAGGCGGGGACATGGTGGAAAGCGTTATAAGGCAATATGACAAGCTAGTTCGTATTAAGCTAGTGACGGCAACAAAGGGTAAGTACGTTCGTGCCGAGCCTATCTATTCGCTTTACGAGCAAAGCAAAATATTTCACGTTGGAAGGTTTCCAATATTGGAAGCGCAAATGGTTAGCTTTAACCCTGAGAAAACAACGCAATCACCTGACAGGGTAGACGCTTTGGTTTGGGGCTTTACTGACTTATTACTAAACGGACAAGGACAAACTAAAAACTCAACACATGGTAAACTTCAAGGTTCAAGGCGAGTCCAGACAAATACTAAGCTTGTGGGAAGACGTATCGGTCGCTAAGCTGCATACGTTCCCAGACGCGCCACGTGATCAAATAAAGCATTTCAGCAACCTAACAGACCAAGAGGTGAAAGCATTGAATAGCGACCAGGTATTGGCGTTCATGGCTATTCTTGAATTTATGGAAGATGAACCGAAAGGTGCTAAGGTCAAGAAGGATATCAACGTAGCGGGTGAATCGTGGGGTAAGATAGAGCGCGCTAAGATGGCTTTGCAATCGCTCAATAAGTGGAGTTACTGCGTAGAGTTATGCGTTATCTATTTCGGTGACAAAGCTTTAACTTGGTCTATCGGTTTAATATATGGCCAGAGTATTAACATATTAAACAGCTTATCGTTATTTTTGGAACGGTATAAAGACTTAAACGATAACAAGGGGTATACAGAACAAGAAATTGACGCTGGAGTTAAAGACCTTGAATCATTTGGAGTTGGTGCGGTACGGTATTCATTAGCAAGTGGCGACCTAACCAAGTACAGTGACATTGAAGATAAGGACGCTGAAACAGTTTACTTTCATTTACTGTATTCTAAAGCGGTCGCGATGTATCAAGATAGATTAAGTGAAATAAAGAAACTAAGCGGAAATGAGCATACATAGCACGATAGTAAATCTAATCAGAACCAAGGCCGAGGCGGTTAATACTCTTGGCCAGTTCATTTATGGAGACGACATTTTCCAGACAATCAATTACCCGAACGAGAGCGAACAAGCCACGACCGCAAAGCCGTTGATAAGCTTGTTACCGTTTACCTATGTTCTACGAACGGGTGAATCTAGCAACTATAACAGCGGCACGCTCAACATGCTATTCACTAGGTCAGCAGATCCAACCGATACAGCGGTAAGGCACGAGGCGATAGTTAACGAAATGAGCACTTTGGCCGAAGCTTTTATTACGGAGATGAACGACACACCAAGCCCTGTTAACTATGTTATTAGTGATGTATCGTTTGAAGGGCAAAAGCAGATATACATGGGAACGGTAAGCGGTTGCATCGTATCATTTACAATCAACGTACAAAAGCCTTGCTAAATGCTATCGACTGAAATCATAGTAAAAGCATTTGCCGAAGGTGTTATTAAAGGCATTCAAGACAACATTAAGAATAAGCAAGTCACTAGTTACGGGTCTATGAACGCAAGCGGTAAGATGGCCGATAGTCTAGGGTATTCGTATGATGGCAAAACGCTGAAGATATTCTCTAGTGAGAAGTACTTTACTGTATTGGAAACAGGTCGCAAGGCGGGTAAAGCACCACCATCAAGCGTCATTGAAGAGTGGATAGATAGCAAGCCCGTACCGCTGCAAGGAATCACAAAGAAGTCACTAGCGTATTTGATAGCGCGTAAGATAGGCAAAGAAGGTTCGTTACTATATCGCAAGGGTGGTAAGTCAGGCGTAATTAGCGACTACACTAACGCTGCATACATCAAAGCTAATCTAACAGACAAGCTATTTCAAGCGGTGGTGACATCGGTCACAAATGAATTTCTAAAGGTAGCGTAACCTTTCGCGATGGTTTACGTAAATTGAAGAGACAAAACTAAAATAGCTATGGGGAATTTAATTAAAGATTATATTATTTACTACCGCGAAATTCTATGGTTTTTAGCCGTAGTGATATTGTCTCTTTTTTTATTGGGCGTTATTCTTGAAATAGATACTAATCGAAAAGAAAAGAACGCAATCGAGCAAACAGGCAATTCTGATGTAATAATTAAAATGGTCAACGGAAAAGAATATTTTTACGACTGGAAAAACAAAGTATATTTAAACAAATAACATGGCATCACTTAACGTAACCAATGACGCGCCCGCCATCACTAGCGTATTTCAACCGATAACCATCAGCTATGCGTGGGCGTTACCGCTATGCACCGTATACGATTCAAGCGGTAAGCTAGGCATTACCGTTGATGATTCGTTTGCAAACGAGGTCACAGTCGGTAGCTATGTGCAGATATTAAACGGCTCATACCGTGGCAGCTACAAGGTGACGCAGCTAGTGGCTACTAGCACGCTGGGCATTACATTGGACACACCGTTCAACGGCTTAGACAGCCTTTCAAATCGTTTTAATCCCGATAAGAAACAAAGCTTTGAATTATTTGGCGGTTACAAAACGGGCGCGGGTTCGGGCGTAAAGCCTTATAAAAAGATAGCAGACATATCGGTTAGCATTAATCCAACTACATTACGCTTTGACGTTGATCTAGCTAAATACCTACGTAGCTACTTTAGAATCGATTCGCCAACGGTGGGAAAGGACTACAGCCTTAGCCTTGCGTGGGAACTGTTTCGAGTAGGGGACAGCGCACCAACATCTAGTACTACCTCATGGGCGTTAGCCGAGCAAAGCGCACCTCATTCTGTTGATGGGAATATCAGAATCAAAAAGAACGGGACGGATGCGGTTCTTGAATTTAGCTCGGGTACTGGAACATTTGCGGGAACAAGTGGCGATTCAATACAGGCTTATGCGTTCGCTCTAAGTGCCGACTTAGATTCAACTAAAGACAACGCCATTAGATTGACTGTCACGGATGATCTAACAGCTACGATTTACCAAGAAGTCAAAGTGATTACGGACTATTCTCCAACGGTTGTTGGTGAAATTCTTTATACCTTTACCATACTACCAAGCCGCTCGTATACCGTTACAGTAGAATCGGCTTCAAGTTTTTAAACAACTAAATAAAACTGAATTATGAAAAAAGCAGAAGAAATATTAAAAGATATGCCAAGCATTAAGCAAGGACTTGATGATTTTTACGGAAAGCAAACGGTGCTTAATGCGTTAAATTTAGCACTAAACCAAGGGCAAACATTACCTGTAGATGGATGTTGTTCCGAGGTCAGCAATAAAGAGATAGACAAAACTTACGGGCATAAGTCATTTATAGAAGGCGGGCTTACAGGGGATAAGCTTTTAAAGAAGTAAATACAAGATATGAAATACTCATTCTATTCAACCGTCACAATCGACCAGCAACTAGTAGGAAGCAACACGCCACTAGGTGACTTACCTATCACCTTCATCAACGCAGGCAGTGGCGGTAATATACCAACGCTGTTTAGTCTGATTGAAGATTCTGAAACGGTTGTAGAGAATGTGATCACTGGAGTTGATAGCATATCGAGTTCCTCCGATACCGTTTCGGCCTCATTAATTAGCGGCCAAAAGTTAACGGTCGTATTGATTAGGGCAGCTGGGAACTGGGGGACGGTTACATTGAACCCTAGTACATTGCCATTTATTACGATAGTCAGCACTGTTACTAATATATTGACATTACAGATTGACACGAATATAGTCGGTGTAAGCGGGGACTACTTGTCTGATGATTATAACAAAGAAGACTATTTGACAAGCGGGATTAATCAATATGTTGGATGTTACGATATTGAAGTATTGAACGATGCGGCTGCCGAAGTAGCTTTGACTGTATGTATTTACCCAGCTTCGCAGATTCGTAAGATATGCGTAGCGGATGCGCTTAACTTTGCGTGGATAAACAATAGAGAGGGGGGCTTTAATAGCTACGCTTTAGAATGTAAATATATCAAAGGTCGCAACCATGGAAGACAAAGCACGTATTTAACAGCGGACAAAGTTTTACGAAAAAGCCAAATAGATGATGTGTACGATGGTTATGAAGTTGCCAGTAATAGCCTTAGTAAAATTGAGCTCGATTTACTACAGGCTCTCATATCAAGCGTGCAATGTTTTCTTTATAATACTGCGACCTTAGCATGGGATATACCTATCATTTTAGACGTTAATAGTTTTAAAACTTACGGAAACCGATTCAATCAAGCTCAGAATAAAATAGCATTTAGTTTTAGGTTAGCCGAACAAGTAGAAATTCAAACGCAATAAACGACATGAGCAAAGAACAAAAAGAAGCATACATAGAACGTACTAAGCAAATATGTGAACCAACAGAAAATATGGAAGACATACTTTCTTACTTAGCATTTAAAGGGCTTACTTCAGAGACTAGGTATGTCCACATGGATTCAATAGATCAAAACGATGCTATCATTTGCGAAACAAAATACTATCGAAACGAAGATAATGAGTATATCGTTGCAATTAAATGTGACATATTAGGGGAAGCCTTATGGGTTTGCGACTTAAATGTTAAGATGTATATCGGGTTTGACGAGGATAGAAAAAAACACGTTTTAAGAAACTTATCTCAAAAACAGACAAACAAGTTTATTAAAAAAAACAACTTTGAAATACTATTCAACAAAGGTATTTGGCTCTATGACGTTAACGGACAATACGTTGTTAACAGCGACTTGGAACTAATCAAAGCAGATTTTATGGAATCTTTTGACAAAGACTTATCAGAACATTGTACTAAAGGATAATCGACATGAGCAAAGAAACTAACAACTTAGTCACAGTTCTAAACGAAACAAAGAACACTTTAACAGAATTTGCTAAGTCTATGAACGAATTGAACGCAAGTGGGAGGGCTATCGTTTTAAATAGGGCTTTAGCTTGGGATGACCAAGCGCATATCACAATCGAGAACGAATACGGAAAAGATAAATGAACACGAACATAAAGATCGAAGGCGAACGCATCCACCTAAGTGGAAACGAACCAATAGTATACTCAGTAATAGGGTATGACCTTTTGACTTTAGGAATCCGTTCGGCTAGTTTTTCGAACATCTTTAACGTCCCAGCCAACAATCAAAAGAATAGAGACATATTAAACGTCTCTGAATTAATCAACTCAACAAATGACGAACCTTACAAGTCACTGACTGCAATCATTGACGTGGACGGGTCTGAAGTGGTCAACGGTGTAGCCACGTTAGAGGGCTTTGACGGTAACAACTATCAACTAAGCATTAAAAGCGGGGACGGTAATTTCTTTCAGCTAATCAAATCGGTTAGCTTAACTAGCTTAGCGGACTACCTAACACCGTTAACACATGACTACAGCATTGCGGGAGTCGAGGCGTTGCGTGACAAGTCAACAGGAATAGTATATCCTAACATTGATTACGGATTCTTTGACAAGGCCGACACATCGACTTATCGATACGACTTTTTTCTGCCATCGCTTTATCTAAAGTTCATTATCGATTCGGCTATTGAGCTGATCGGGTATAGGACTATTGGCGACTTATGGACGGATGACGTGTACAGTACTTTAGCGATACCCGCTAAGAATGTGGTAGGTACAAATAACGACTACATTGTTGATTATGAATTTATAAACGGTGTTTTGCCTTTCGGATTGCTATCTGTTAAGGAATCCGTTTACATTGATAACTCGATTGTTAAAGCACCGATAAACTTTCCAAGCGTAATTACAGACGCGGACGGGCTTTATCGAGACACGACAATAACGGGGCTTGGGTATATAACTTTCGGTTATAACTTTCCGTCTACATATTCAGCACTGACTACGTTTGAGTTTAATCTAAACGGTCAGTTTACAACAAATAGCCCACAGTCTTTCTATCGAAATCTATTCGTTACATCTGCGATAATGCGTATACAAATGGATGTATACAACAAGACTACGGGAGCCGTTGATGGTATCGCATTTAGCTTTGAATATGAATATTACACAGCGACTTACATAGACCAAAACGGAACGACTAACCTAACTCAAGAAATATATTCGCCAACAATACCTATTAACATCGAGGTTTTGAACGCTGGATTTCTGGCATCGATAGCGGGGACGGCCACTAACTTTGTGATGGTATGGAAGATCGAAAGCGAAATTGAATTTAGTCCACTTGAAACCAAGCCCGCAGCGGTGACGGATAATCTAGGGTCGTTTAGTTTTTCAGATTTTAGCATGAACATTGAGCAAATCGATAATGCCATTATACCCTCGACTGTTAATGTCTTAGATTCATTTGAAGATATTAACGTAGGTAACGCATTTCTTTACACGTGCAATGTTATGGGCGTGTTTCCAAAGGTTGATGAATACAACAAGACAATAGAACTCGTTCGTGTTAATGACGTAGTTAATAACAAGCCGAACGCGTTGGACTGGTCTGAAAAACTAGACCTAAGCACAAAACCAAAGGTTTCATTTAAGCTAGGCAACTACGCTCAAAGTAACTACTTCCAATATTCGAATGACGAAAGCGATCCGTTCTTATCGGCTTTAACCAATTACGGACGCGGAACATTTTCAATAGCTGACACTACAATAGACTTGGAAAGCGAAGTATACACCGCACCGTTCTCTTTGTGCGCTATTGACTTGACGTTATTAAATGACACGCGTAGTATGGCTAAAATCTTCACGGGCAACAAATACATATTTGACGGCACGAATTACAACTTAGACCCAGACGCTAAGATTGAAGGCTTTAAAACTAGAATAGTCAAGCTTAACAGATCAACAACTAGTCTATTGCAGATAACTGGGGGCACTACTATTGCAGCTAATTACGAAGTAGCCAATAATAATATACTTTTTCAAAACGTGCTAAACCAAAGATTTAGTTTACTCAATGACGCAACGAAAAAAACAAAAGTAGTTGAATGCTTTATAAGACTAACCACAGTTGATATTGAGAACTTTGACAGCACGATACCAATATGGATAGACTACTTTAATGATTACTTTTACATCAACAACGTAAGCGAGTTTAATTTAACAGCAAGCGAAAGCACCTTAGTAACGCTCATAAGACTATAGCAATGGAAGAGAATATTTTATTAAGCATCGGGATAGACCAAAAACAAGTTGAGGAAGCAATTTCAGCAGCAGCCGAAGCGCGTAGAGAGATCGATAAATTAAGACTAGCGAATAAAGAACTATCCAAAGCTGAGGGAGATAACTCCGTGGCAATCACCAAAAACAACATTACGATAAAAGAAAATAGTAAAAGCCTAAGAGAAAATGAAAGAGTCGTTATAGCAAACAACAAAATACAAAGCCAAAGTTCTGGAACCATTGAAAAGCTAAGAGCAGAACTGTCGTTAGTGTCTCAGCAATGGGCAAAGGTTACGGATGCAGAAGGTGCAAACTCAGAAGAATCTAAAAAGCTAGGAAAGCGAAAGTTAGAGTTAACAGAAATATTAAAGAAAGAAGAAAAAGCCACAGGCGACACTAGACGAAATGTTGGAAACTATACCGATTCAATAAAAGAAGCGGTCGGGGCAACGGGTTCATTTGGTCAGGGGTTAGTTGGAATGGTTAGCGGATTGAGAGCCGCAACGGTTGCTTCGTTAAAATTCTTGGCTACTCCATTAGGGGCTGCGATTGGCGCGGTTGCTTTGGTCATCGGTTCGGTCGTAGGGTTATTTAAATTATTCACCGCTTCACTAAACAGAAGCGAAGAAGGTAGTGCTGCATTGGCTTCTGTCATGAATGTATTCAAAGGAATATTAGGAGGCGTACTTAGTGCGCTTGAACCCGTTGCAACATTCTTAGTTGAGGGCGTTGCAAAAGGGTTTGAAATATTAGGGGCTGTTGTTGAAAAAGTTTCAAAGCAAGTTCAGAACGCATTGTCATTTTTTGGATTTGATAAAGCATCGGTTGCGTTAGGTGTGTTAACAGAGAAGATTAAGGAAACGTCTATCGCCACGGCTCAACTAGCTAAAGCCGAAGCAGAACTAAATGGTATTAGAAGGCAACAAGGAAAACTTCAATTAGAATTTCAAACTCAAGCCGAAAAGCTTCGTCAGCTAAGAGACGATGAATCTAAGTCAATGCCTGATCGTATTAAGGCTAACAAAGATTTAGGGGCTTTATTAAAAGATCAAGCTGAATCGGAATTGTTATTGGCTCAAAGGGCTTTAGAAATTTCAGAATTAAGAATCAAAGCCGAAGGAGATAGCACAGCGAACCTAGACAAAAAAGCAGAAGCGGAACTTAAAATACTTGAAATACAAGAGCGTGTAAACTCACAACGTAGCGAACAGCTAACAAATGAAAACAGCTTGATCCGTGAACAAACACAAATCATTCAACAAGAAACCGACAAAAGAACGGCCATAGCTAAAGAGGCATTTGAAAAAAGAAGAGATGACCAACTAGACGCGCTCATTTCATTTGAAGAAATGGATATCGAGTTCGAAGAAGCTAAAGAGCAAAGAATGCTAGTGACTGCTGATCGCGAAATTAACGACCTAAAGGAACGATACGCGAACGGATTAATATCTAAGCAAGAATATGAAGACAGCTTAACAGAGATCGAAGCGGGCGCAATAGCTATCAGAATGATTAATGCTCAACTGGCAATCGATGACGCTAACAATGATTTGACAATCAGCGAAGCCGAACGAGTCGCAATCATTCAATCCGCTGAAGATGAAATTCAAGGCATTAGAGCCTCTAGTTTAGATGCGCAATTAAAAGCGAATCAAATGGCATCCGATGCTTTGGATGCTCAAAATAGCGCGGTTGCACAGGGTAAAGTAGACCTTGCAAACTTTGCTGTTAACTTTGCTATCGAATCACTCGGAAGGGAAACCGCAGCGGGTAAAATATTTGCGGGTATTCAAGCCTTTATAAATACAGCTACAGCCGTGTCTCAAGCTTTGCCAAATATACCACTTGCAGTATTAACGGGTATATCGGGCGCGGTTCAAATAGCTAAGATCGCTTCTACAAATGTGCCGCCAGCACAAGCTCAAACAGGAACTTCAAGAGTCCCTTCTACTGGAGGAAGACAGACAGGCCGAAGATCGTTTGCGGACGGTGGGCATACTGGAAACGGATACGGCTACTCAGACGAAACTGGATTCAGACAAGCGGGCATAGTTCACGAAAACGAATATGTAGTTCCTAAATGGCAAGTCCAAAGCCCTAAGTTTTCGGGCTTGATTGGCTCGTTAGAATCTTCAAGGCTCAAAGGATATGCGGACGGGGGATTTGTTGGAAGGTCTGCAAGCGGGGCTAATGCTGGCTTTGATATTAATGCTATCATTTCGGCTATTGAGAATATGCCTTCACCCGTTGTATCGGTCATTGACATTCAAGCTAAGGCGAATAGCAGAAATAAAGTAAGGGTAGAGAGTAGGTTGCAATAAAAAGGCTACCGATTAGAGTAGCCTTTTTTGAATGTTCATGAAGGGTAGTTCATGTTTATTTTTTCCGCTTTGCAGTGTCTTGTAAAACACTCTATATGACCACCCATTTGATCTGTGGTTATAATACCTTCTTTTAGTGTTCTCATTAACTTTACTGAGAACCTCCATAAGTTATCTTGAGTGACCTCTGTGATAGCTAAGATTACCTCTCTATTGCTTGTAAATGCTGCGCTGTTTCCCATTTCTGTGTATCCCGTTTCTGTGTTTGTCATGTTCTTATCGTTTTGTATATTCAAATATACGCAAGGCATCGAAACTTGTTAGTCTAGTTTATACGAGTGGCATCATTATTATACAGACGGTTTATACCTTAACCTTTTCACCATTTTTAATCAATAACTTTTCGGTCGGCTTCTTATCGTAGTCGAATACAAAGCCCTGACGAAGGTAGTACGGAGTGGACTTCATGCCGTTGGCGTATAGCTTATTTTGGCCTATTCGGTTGCTCATTATTTTAGAGTTACAAGATCATCGGTTAGCTTAGATAATAGCCCTTCGTTACATAGGTAAGTAATAACCTTTTTAAGGTCAGGGTAACTTATGTATACACCACACCTGTATAGCTCTAAATTAAGCCTATGCAATGTTTTTACTTCTATTCCAGAAGCGTATATTGTTAAAATACAATCCATTAAATAAGCAGAATCTTCTGTTAATGTAACATTGCCTTTCTTGTCAAATAAAGTTTCTTCTTTTATCTTAAAAAGCGATTTAATTATTTTCATATTTATTTAGCTAAGTCTGTTTCTATTTTATGTACAAGCTTTGAAAGCCGTTCAACTTCGACCGTTAACGAATCAATCTTAGTTTTATTTGCATCTTCATTTTTTGGATTAATAACGGATTCATTATACAGATCATCAAGCGTGGCCGACTTACCTGAGTAATCAATAAAGGGATCTTTTGAAAAGTTGTGATACATCCTATTGTCATAAACATAGATACAAAGTCCTTCAGCGTTACCAATTTCTTGGTCTAAAGACCCAGCCCATTTACAACCTAGTTTAAAGAGCCGTTTTTGAATCGCCTTTGAATGCGCTACGCTTAGCGTCTTAAATTTTAAATCTTCCATAGTGATATGTTCGTTACCTACCTTTTACGAAGGTTACGCAATAAGGTTCGGAAAAGGTAGGAGTTATTTCAAAATACATCACAGTCGCCACTTTTTATTGAACTCACAAATAGCTTTTCTGATCACGCTACTCTTAGATACTTTTCTGCGCTCGGCTATTTCTGTGAACTCTTGCTCCATTGAATTAGGAACTAAAGCCCTGACTACTCTCGTATTAACATCTTTCGATTCTTTTATGGCCATGTTTCAAGGATTGTTTACCAAATATAAGGATTTTTGTATAAAGCAAAAAAAGTGAAGGAAATCTTTATACGAGGCGTAATTACTCCGCAAGAATTTGAACAAGATTTTGAGGACTCAAGTCTGCCGACATATTCATATGATGATCTAGTCCGCGACCTTCAAGGCGTTAGCGAAGCGACTGTCTTTATTGATTCGGTCGGTGGCATGGTAGAAGAAGGAATGAAGATGTACAATCTGTTAAAGGGGTTGGATATTACAACGGTATCAATTAACGCTTCTTCGATTGCCTCTATTGTTTTCTTAGCTGGAAAAAATAGACTAGTGACAAAAGATCAAACGCCTAACATGACCATTCATAATGCATGGATCAAAGGCAAAGAGATCGAGGACATGACATTGAACGCTAATACGCTGACCGAACTCAAAGCAGACTTCGAGGCGATGGATGCGGAACTAGTAGCGATCTACAAGGAAAAGACGGGGCTTAAAGATTCAACGCTACTCGCTTTGATGTCTCAAGAAACAGACATCGGTAGTCAAGCGGTTGAACTAGGTTTCGCTCATGGGTACTACGAAAAGGAATTAAAGGCTGTCACGGCCTCGAAAAATAAATTAATAATGTTTAACTATAAATCAATCACAATGGCTACGGAAGCAGCAGAAAAAAGGTTGACAACTATTGAGGCAATGCTTAAGGGTTTGAAAAACCTTTTTACGGGCAGTGCCAAAAATATGATTGTCAAATTAAATGACGGAACTACTGAACTCTTTGTATACAGCGAAGACGGTGAGTTCGAAGGTAAGCGTGCGGTAATCGCAAGCGAAGGAATGCCAACAGAAGAGAATGCGCCAGAGGGTGAGCATACTTTAGAAGACGGTAGAGTGATCACAATTGGCGCAGACGGTGTTGTTGTATCGGTCGCTGAAGCGGTAGACGGTGAGGCTTTGGCTTCGCAAATAGTCGCTTTAGAAGAAGAAAAGAAAGCGATGGAAGATGACAAAGAAAAAATGTCAAACGAAATCAAAGCTTTAAAGGCTCAGATTGTTGAAAAGGAAAAAGACTTTGATTCTAAAGTTTCCGAAATCAACGAGCAAATGAAAGCATTGAAGACGGAAGTAATGGGAGGCGGTGACACGAAAGTGCTATTAAAGGCTGCATCTATTACAAATGAAGACTTCTCGAAAATGTCTATCGTAGAAAAAACACGCCAGCTTGCAATGCAAAAGGCTAGAAACTTAAACTCATAAAAAAAAGAAACAATGTCAAAATTTAAGAATGTAGCGATTAGTTTGCCTAGCAATACCTATGCTGGTGAATCTTACGCAGAATATATGACTCCAGCACTACTAAAGCCGAAGGGCATAGTAGACAGAGGTCTAGTAACACCTATCCAGGGATTCAAGGATAAGATCGCCTTATTAGGCGCGGACGCAGCTTTGGAGTTGAAGAACCCAAGCGCAGTATTTTCATCACAATCAAGCGGCTTAGTAAGGAATGAGAAATCATTGCAACTAGTAAAGTATGAACTCCAATTACAGACTGATTACGATGCCTTGAGAACTACATGGGAGGCCACAGAATTAGGGGCTGGTTCGTTTGCTGATTACCTTGGAACTCCAAGATTGAGCAACTTCTATCTTAACAATATTATCGCGCCAAAATTAGGCGGCGTTAACGAGCAACTTTACTTACTAGGTAAGGCTGGCGTTAATTACGGTGGGTCAACTGCTACGGGTATTAGTGCTGATTACGCGGGCATCCTTGGCCAGTTAGAAGCTGGTTCGGACGTTAATAAATACAAGTTAAGCGCGGTGGCTTCGGCTACTCAAGCGTTAACGGCTATTGCCACAGGCACAGTTGGAACCGCTACTATCACGGTTACGGACGGTACTAAAATACAAGTTGGCAATCAGCTAACCATTACAGCCGCTAACCAAGCGCAACAAATCGGAGGCACTACTATCGTAGGTCAGACCGTAACGGTTGCTGCGGTATCGGGCGAAACTGTAACGGTTAACGAAGCTATCACAGGTGCAACGGATTCAACGGCTGGTGTTATTCAGTTCGTGAATAAGTTCAATGTGATTGATGTTTTGAACTTCATTTATAACACTATTCCTCAAGTAGTGAAGGACATGGACAACACTAGAATCTTAGTTTCCGCTCAAATTGCAGACGCTTACAGAGTTGTCAACGGTGAAGCTGGAACTGGTGCTGGTGGGTACTTTAGGGAAGATTACTTCCAGTCAAGCGGTATCCCATTCTTAGGGTTGGTTATCGAAAAGATGCCACTTTGGTTACCGAATACAGTAGCTGTATGGAATCCTTCTAACGTGTTTGTTGGTTTTGATTTGATGTCTGATGACGTTAATGTGGAAGTATTATACTTAGGTCAGACAACTGGCGATAGAGTATTCAGAGCCATCAACTCAATGAAGTCGGGGACTCAATACAAGTATGGTGCTGAAATTCTTTACATCAGGCCAAAGGCTTAATTAAATAGGGAGGCTAAAAACCTCCTGTTTTTAACTTTAAAATATAAATAGATATGTGTAACGCATTAACAGTAAGCCTCGCACCAGCATGTTCAGCACTCCAAAAATCGGGTGGGTTGGATTTACGGGTGTGGATCGCTTTACTCGCAGACATAACATCAAAAACGGATGGTACAGGGAATAGTATCACGGCAGTAACTTTCGCGGCATCTAAAGGCTTTATTACAGCGAGGGGGAAAAGGTATAAGAACAACAGCGTAATGGCTTTGGCAGTAGGTGAAAATAAGAACCTACGAACTCAAGCCATCAACTTGGTTCTCTATTACGACACAGCGGCAGAACTAGCAGCGATTGAAACATTGCTAGACGCGGAAGGCGTTTGTGTTTTTGTCGAAACTAATAGCGGTCAGATTGAAGCGTGGGGCATGAACTTAGGCTTGAACTATGACAACTTCGGACTAAAGGCATCTGCATTAGATGGCGGGTCGGGAACGGCTTTACTTGATCCGAACGTGTTTACTTTGGGTCTAACAGGCGACATGGAGAACTTGCAGCTAATATTCAACGATGCCGCAACTACTCCAACGACTTTAACGGCCGACATAGCTTATCTAGACAACTTGGTTATTTAAGTAATCTTCATTCATTCATATGTTAAAGCACTCTTAGAAATAGGAGTGCTTTTTTTATGGCCATGTTCTAACGCTTTTACACGACTATTAACTAATTTAGTCGAAAATACAAAGCGATGAAATATAAAGCTATTCAACAATTTTCGATTCATATTCCCATTGATAACAGAACGATCACAGATACAGGCTTTACAGATGAAGACGTAGAGATATTATTTAAGCGTTGGCCAAATAAGTTTAATCATAATTTCGCATTAATCGGAGAGGTGGAGGAAGTGATAGAAGCCGAAGCCGATTCTTTCCCACAAGACGCGCCAAACAAAGACTGGACTGTTAAGCAGCTTAGAGACTACGCATCGATGAACGGCATTAAGCTAGGTCGTGCAAAGTCTGAGGACGCGATTCTGAATGCCATAAACAGGGCTTTAGATGGCGAGTAAACGAAACGCATTTAGAAACCAACCAATCGAAGCCGAAAAGCAAAAGCCGAACTTCGCTAAAAAAGGTGCGTTCGGCTTGGTGAAAGATGCGGTCGCTGGACTGTATAAGAATGCTATTGCGTACATCGAAAAGTCGCAAAACGGTTGGTACTATTATGGTGAACGCGATGACTTGCCCAATCAGATCATTGAGCATATCAACAATAGCGGGACGGCTACTATTGCCATAAATAAGCTAAAACAGTTTATTGAAGCTGACGGGTTCGCAGACGAAGCCACGGGTAATGCGATGGCCAATAAAGATCAAACCTGGAATGAAGTGCTTTCTGAAATCGTAGAAAATCAATGTAAGCTTAACGGCTTTGCTTTAAAGGAGTTCTTTAACTACGAAAACAAGATTGTAGAAACTAAAGTAGTTCCTATTCCTTGGATTCGTAAGCGTAACGATAACTTTAGAGTCAATCGATTAATGGGTGAAATGTCTAAAATGGAAAACCACACCATAACATACCGTGCTTATAATGGTGACTTAGATAAATATCAGAGGCGCGAAATCATTAAGCAAGAGCAAAAGGAACACAGCCAACAACTAGGTGAAATATTTTACTGCTTTCGCACAAAGTTAGGCCGTAACTACGATCTATATCCAGTGCCTGACTTTTACGCTGGCATTGAAGATATTATAAGTGACGGGGCTATTTCACAGCTAGAAGCCTCAAACATATTGCAAGGTTGGCGCGCTCAGGTTGTAGTAGCCACTGGTGTCATTGACGACCAAAACGAAGACGATGACGGAAAGACACCTAAAGACTACTTTGATGCGAACTTAGAACAGTTCTGCGGCGCAGATGCTGCAAGGGTATTGCATCTTCAAGCAAGCACGCCCGAAGAAATGGCCAAGGTTACGGTGCTGGATAACAAAGAGATAATTGACATGACCGAAAAGTCTACGATTCGAGTAGGTGAAAAGGTGTGCAGGCTTGCGGGTGTTCCTCCTATTTTGTGCGGCTTTAAAACGGCTGGCACGTTAGGGAATGTTCAAGAACTCAAAAACACAATGGATTTATTTTACATATCTATTATAAATATTCAGAACTATATTACGTACAAGCTTAACTCATTAAAACCAAACCTACTTAATGGCGAAAATTTAGACTTTACGATATCTAAATTAAACCCATTCAGCTTACTACCCGATTCTATTCTAAGCAGATTAACAGACCAAGAGGTTCGGCTATTGTTTGAAATTCCAAAAGTGCAAACCGAAATTGATGAACTAGGCCAGCCGATTACCGCTATTGACACGGAAGCCGATACCACAAATTCCGTCCTGAGAGACTTAACAGGCCGACAAATTCAAGGATTTCAAAGGATAATTCGAAAGTTTAATCAAGATCAATTTACTTATGAACAAGCAGCCGTTTTACTAAAAAGCAGCTACGGTTTTACAGATGAGGAAGTAGATATATTTCTTGTAACTAAAGAAGAAGAGGAGGAAGAAGATGCAATTAACTAAAGCAAACTTAGCTGTTTATTCTCAGTTCACGACCAATATAACGGATCGAATGATAGACCCGCACATCTTGAATGCACGAAAGTATGACGTACAGCCGTACCTAACAGCCGATATGGTGACGGCTATCTTAGCATTGGCAGATGATGCAGATAACGAACTAGCTACATTTTATAACGACTACGTTAAAGAGGTATGGGCGTTAGCTACTTATATCCGATTTATGGTAGAGCACGGTATTAATGTAACTCAGTTTGGAGTTACAAAGCCAACTGATCCGCGTGGCACCTATACGCAAGTGGGTGAAGTTGAGAGGGCTAATATTCTAAGAATGAAACGCGCTGACATGGCCGTTGCTGTTAGCGAAATGACCGACCGATTGAAGAAGGTTCTGTTTACTTTCGATTCTGTTATTTATGTTGAAAGCAAAACGATTAACAGCCGCGTTAATATTATTAGCCCAATCAAGAGAAAAAATAAAAGACCGTTCGGATTCAGAAACGGACGTTACGACTATGACGTTTTAAATTAAAAAAATGGCAACAGCAGCAGAATTAAAAGCGACATCGAACGCGCAACTAGCTAGTAATGGTCAAATCCCAGCGGTTAAGCATAGAACGGTTAACGATGCGATTATAGATGAAATGTTTTTATCGCAGTCTCGCGGTAATGTTTTGTCAGGTGTTCAAGCTGCGGCCGCTTTGGCTGCGGGTGACGAAGTAATCGTTATAAGAGGCGGTGCGGCTTATAGGCTTCAAGCTGACGAATTTGGTTTTATTGAAAATCTTGTTGATTTAGCGGACGTTAATATTTCAAGCCCAGCCAACAATCAAGCGATAGTATACGATTCGGCAACGTCTCGATTTATTGCTAAGACACTGGCGTTAACACAGACTAGCCAGATCGATCTCGGCACAAATGCCACAGCATGGAACGCATTAGGCTTCGAATCTTCAAGGGCTCAAGGTATTTATACAGCTAGTAATACATTGACTTTAACAAATGTCAACAACTTATACAGCTTCACTTTACAAATTACAAACACGGGTGAGACGGTATTAACGATCGCGGGTATAACAGTTGATTTCAAGGATTCGGTATTACCAACGGGTGTGACATTTGCCTCGAACGCTTTGACTTTTCCAGATGATTCAGCAGTAGTCTATAATATTATAGGTGTATCATTTGACGGCACGACCTTCGATTGTAAAATGGAACTAGACGGATCAAGTAATCCGCTGTCTATTATTGGAGGGGGAACGGGTGCTGTTAATGCTAGTGGAGCGAGAGCTAATTTAGGAATCAACTTAAATGACTATCAGTTAATTTCGGAAAAGGGAGCAAACAACGGATATGGCAGCCTTGATTCTGGCGGTAAAGTGCCGTTAACTCAGCTTCCGTCAACGCTACTACAATATCAAGGGGTGTGGAATGCCTCAACAAACACACCAACACTTATCAATCCAGACACTAGTAAGGTGTCTTACGTTTATAATGTCAGTGTTGCAGCGACTAGATTCGGTATTGTTTGGAGCTTGGGTGACTGGCTTATTTATAACGTCAATGGAGATGTGGAAAAAAGTGACAATTCCGATGATGTAGTTAGCGTAAATAGTCAAACTGGGGCGGTCGTTTTAAATACATCTAACATAAGCGAGGTAACTAATTTATACTACACGGAGGCAAGGGTTTCATCGAATACAGATGTATTAGCAAATACAGCTAAAGTATCAAACATAACCCAAGATTCAATAGTAGGAATTACAGGAACTATTGACGAGTTTAATACCTCAATAACCGATGCAATATTAAGCGGAAATAATACGGGTGACCAAACTTTACCCACCGACTTTGTTAGCGCAGCCAATGGAGGTACTTTTAATGACATTGTGATTTTCAAAAACGCAACCATTTTTGGAAATTCTGGCTCTAGTTATGACTATCGTTTTCAAACAATAGGAAATAATTTTTCTTTAAAAGAGATAGCCACTGAAATACTGAAATACACTCAAGTAGGTTCTGCTGGTGGCGGTTATTTTGATTTTAAGACAGGAGTTAAATTTTCTACATTAGCTGGTGGCGGAGCTAGAATGGCTATAACTGATAATGATGGACTAATAAGCGCACAAGCTATTCCTACTGACTTTGTGAGCGCATCTAGTGGAGGAGCTTTCGGTGGATCTATATCTGCCACAAATTTATCAGGAACTAATACTGGCGACCAAACTTTACCCACTGACTTTGTGAGCGCATCTAGTGGAGGAGCTTTCGGTGGATCTATATCTGCCACAAATTTATCGGGAACTAATACTGGCGACCAAACTTTACCCACTGACTTTGTGAGCGCATCTAGTGGAGGAGCTTTCGGTGGATCTATATCTGCCACAAATTTATCAGGAACTAATACTGGCGACCAAACTTTACCCACTGACTTTGTGAGCGCATCTAGTGGAGGAGCTTTCGGTGGATCTATATCTGCCACAAATTTATCAGGAACTAATACTGGCGACCAAACTCTACCAACTGATTTTGTTAGCGCATCTAGTGGTGGTACGTTTGGGTCTCCTATTACAGTAAGATCCACAGGTACTTGTTTGACTTTAGATAACGAAAACGAGGCTCTTTATAAACAAATATTTAAAGATGATGGCACGGTTAGATCTTACATAGGAGCATCGGCCACCCGTTTATTTTCAGTTGGGAACAGTAGTGGAACTGAAAAGTTTGCGGTATTTACAAATGGTGACGCCACAATATCTGGAAACCTAATTGCTGAGCAGGGTACTTTTAATGACTTTTTGATTTTCAAAAACGCAACCATTTTTGCAAATTCTGGCCTTAGTTATGACTATCGTTTTCAGACAATAGGAAATAATTTCTCTTTAAAAGAGATAGCTACTGAAATATTTAAATACACTCAGTCTGGGTCTGCTGGAGGTGGTAATTTTGATTTTTTCACTGATGTAGATATATCAGGAGCACTAACCAAAGGTAGCGGTACATTCAATATTCCGCACCCATTAAAAAGCAAAGAAAAGACACATCGATTAGCGCATTCATTTGTTGAAGCACCACGAGGGGACAATATTTATAGAGGTGTTTTAACGCTTGAAAACGGCTTTGGAAGTATTAACCTAGACGAACATTCACGTATGACCGAGGGCACGTTCACGGCTCTTAACAAGAACATACAATGCTTCAC